TGGCAATAACGTATATGCAGAAGAAGAAACGGTTTGGTTTTGGATGGGGCTAAGAGATATCCCAATAGAAATCCTACTCTACCTCTGGACGAGGGATGCCTGTATGGATGTTGATACTGAGACAGAAGGGTACATTGAGAAACAAATACAAACAATAATGACTGTATTATCAGTTACCTTTAGTGATGGTTTGCGATTAGCTATGTGCCAACGAATAGTCAAGAAGTTGGGAGCATAGCTAATGAAGTGTTGCTCTCGATGTGGATCAGTAGTAAATCTTGAGAGGCATCACATCTTGCCCAGAAGTGAAGGCGGGGTTGATGATACTAGCAACGAGGAAAGCCTTTGTAGGGCTTGTCATGATTATGTACATGCATGGCGATTACTAGAACAAGCATTAAGCTATCAGAGGAATCGTCGGCAACTAGATCGCATCAAATCCATTGAGCACCGTTTGAGCGTCCTTGAAAATTTGAACACACCTAAATTGATACTGGACAGGCAAACGTATTTGAGTTATTGGGTGGATGTATCAACTCACTATTTACCCCGTATCAAATACACTCAACGTGAGCGAGTTTTGAATAGACAGATTGATTCATGGGTTAAGCAAGGCAACATAAAAGCATTGGGGGAAATGGGATAGTGACCTAGCCTATCCTATAAAGAAAAACATGGGGATAAAGAAATACCTTAAAGGGTTAGTCACCAAATCTCCCAAGATGAACTATGTCGGCGGCACCTCCTGGGGTATGCCCCCCGATGCTAACACATCTATGCTGGGCGCATACAATCAAGTGGCGACTCTCTATGCTATCGTATCCCGCATTGCCATAGGCGTGGCAGAGAGTAGATGGCGGCTATTTGAGGTCTCCAAGACGGGAAAGCGGAAGGAGATACCGACACATCCGTTACTAGACCTACTGAAATATGTCAATCCCTTCCAGACAGGCTTCGAGTTGTTTGAATGGGGACAGATATTTCAAGAACTGGCGGGGCGTAACTACTGGGTAATGAACTACAACAAGGGCGGCACTCCCGCCGAGTTATGGATCGCCGAACCCAATAAGATGAAGCCTATACCCGACCCCAAGAAGTTTATCTCCGGATTTGAATATACATCAGGGACAGAGAAGCAGATACTTAGCACCGACGAGGTAATATTCTTCTACACACCCGACCCGACCAACGCCTACGGCGGGTCAAGCGCGGCGAGGTCGGCCGCCACCGATATAGCGGTGACGAAATATGCCAGGTTGTTTCAACAACGGTTCTTCTTCAACAATGCGGAGCCGACTGGGATTATAACACTCCCAGACCTGGACGAAGATGATTTGAAGAAGTTCGAGGCGGAGTGGAACAAGAAACACAAGGGATGGTTCAACTCTAATAAGCTAGCAATGGTCAATACTGAAGTGGATTATAAGCGCACGGGCGCAACACATAAGGAAATGGAGTTCTGGAGGGCAGATAAGGGGAACAGGGATGCCTTGGTCTTTGCCTTTGGGATGCCCCTGTCCGTTATGGGGGTGAGTGAAAATGTTAATAGGGCCAACGCCGAGGCTGGAGAATTCCTATTTACGCGGTGGGTTGTGCGCCCAAGGCTGGTGCGGATACGGGAGAAGTTGAACGAACAACTAGCTCCCAGGTTTGGCAAGGGACTGGAATTAGATTTCGATGAGCCGGTTCCTGAAACAGATGAATTGAGGTTGAGGAAAAGTGAGGCTGGAGTAAAGTCCGGCTTCCTTACGGTTAATGAAGCAAGGCAGACGATGGGATACGATGCTGTTCCCTCCGGCAACGTGTTCCTGATGCCGCTGAATGTCGTACCTCAGCCACTAAGCGGCGGGTTCTCCCCTTCCCCGCCGCCCGAAGAAGAACCTGAGGCCGAGGAGCCGAAGGGTTTGACATATAAGAGCCTGTTCAAAGAGGAAAAGGACAAGGAATCCTTCTGGAAAGCCTATGCCGACAAGGCGGAAGGCTACGAAGAAAAGCTAATACCACGCCTCCGTGAGATGTTCGGCAAGCAGGAGAAACAGGTATTATCTAAGTTGTCCCCCGGCATGGATGTTAATAACCTACTGGACCAAGACAAAAAGTTATACAAGGAATCCGCTACCCCCGTACTTGCGGAACAGATGGTGGAGGCGATAGACAATGGTGCGGACCTCGTTAAGCCAACTAATCCCCACAAGGCTGCCCCTGATTATGAACTGGGCGATGATGCGGCCAAGTGGCTAGATGAGAGGGTCGCATGGGCGGCGGCTGAGGTAGGAGAGGAGACTGCACGGCTACTGTCAAGCACGCTGGTAATCGGCATTGATGCAGGCGAATCTATGAAGGAACTGGGCAAGCGGGTTGAATTAGTGTTCGACAACTGCGACAAGGCCAGGGCGCTCAAGATTGCCAGGACGGAAACCATAGCGGTGAGCAACGAGGGCGCACTATTGGGATATGCGGATTCGGGTGTGGTGGAAAAGGCGGAATTCTACGCGGCGCTGGACGAGCGTGTCTGTCCTGATTGCAATGCTTTACACGGTAAAGTGTATAAATTATCAGAGGCGCATGGGGTTATCCCCGTGCATCCAAATTGCCGCTGTGTGATGTTGCCCGTAGTATAAATTAGGGGTTGCCCCTGCCAGGGCGAGAGAAACCAGATGCAACCGTGGGAGAATGGCAGCACTGCCCACGGCCAAGATACTGAATCGGTAAGGCGGGAGGCTCGCTGGTAGCTCCGTTGAGTGTGGCATCCGAATTAAGTGGAGCCATGCTAAACCCGCTAACCCCTATTTCTATATGGAGGACTTATGGAAAGAGCAGTATTCGCTACTAAGGTCAAGGAGATTACCAGTGAGGACCGCACCCTGGAATTCCTGGGGTCTACTGAATCTCAGGACAGGGTAGGCGATATAATTGTGGCCTCTGGCTGGAAGCTGGAGAATTACCGCAAGAACCCCGTATTCCTGTGGGCGCACGACTACCGCTCTCTCCCTATCGGTAAGGCGACGAAGGTATGGAAGGAAAAAGGCGAGTTAAAGTTCCGTATCCAGTTTGCCGATGCTGAGACATACGAATTTGCCGATACCGCCTATAAGCTCTATAAGGGCGGCTTCCTCAGTGCCGTGAGCGTGGGATTTGAGCCGATAGAGCATGAGGATATTAAGGATGCAGAGGGCAGGCCAACGGGCGGCTATAAGTTCAAGAAGCAGGAGCTTTTGGAGCTGTCCGCCGTGCCCGTACCCGCCAATGCCGAGGCACTGGTAACGGCACGGGACGCAGGGGTGATAACCGTTAAGGAATTTGACACCTGCGAGGATGTGTGGTGCAAGCTAATAAACAAGCCAGAGGAGGACGAGGTTGTGATTGTCCGTGCCACTGAGGACGACCCCACCGAGAATACCTACAGCCAAGCGCAGATAGGCGATGAGCTGGATTATATGAAATCCATTATCGAGGACTTCGGGTTGAATGACGATAACCTGATGCTCCTCGTTGATATTGCGCGGATAGCGGGGGCCGACATCCCCGATGAAATAGACAAGGCAGGAGCGGTATTGAGTAAGAAGAATAAGGATGATTTGAATGAGGCCAAGCGGCGGATTGACAGTGTGATAACCTCTGCTACTAAGCCAGAGGACGAACCTAGGGAAGATGAGGAGGAGGAATCAATGCCCAAGTCTATTTGGGACTTGGCAGGAGTACGGATAACACCGTAAGAACGAAACGAAACCACATAGGCCACCTGGAAGGGTGGCTTTAATTTTAGGAGGAAAAATGCCAGATGATGATCTGACACAAGATGCGGCTATGGATGTCATAGCTGATAAGGTTGTCGAGAAACTGGAAGCAAAGGAAATCGTGCGGAAGTTCATCCCCGGCGTTATCACTGACGTTGTGGACGAGACCGACAAACTGGCACAGACTGCTGGATACGATCACTTCTACGAGTTTGCTGTTGACATTCAGAGAGAAGGCAAGAGCGGGCATAACCGCAGCGAGAAGCTATCGCGGTGGTCGGATGCCGCACAGCGTATAGAAGCCACGGAGAAGGCGACTGGCCTCAGCGAGGGTGACGCCTCTGATGGCGGATACCTCGTGCCGGAGGAGTTTAGGGCGACGCTGTTGCAGCTTGCGCTTGAGGCTTCAATCGTGATGCCTCGGGCGGTCAAGATACCGATGGCAACCAATAGGGTTGCTATTCCTTCGGTTGTTGTAAGTTCCCACGCCTCAACCCTGTTTGGTGGAGTAGTAATCTACCGACCGGCAGAAGGCGGAGCTAAGACGGAATCCAAGCCAGCCTTCGGCAAGGTGGCGCTGACGCTACACAAGCTGGTTGGATTGGTCTATGGAACTGACGAGTTACTGGAGGACTCCCCAATAAGCCTTGAGCCGTTGCTGACTAAGATGTTCAGCTCGGCAATCGCCTATACACAGGATGAGGACTTCCTGGTGGGTGATGGCGTGAACAGGGCACTGGGAGCCTTCAATGCAGCCAACCCATGCCGTGTGGCTGTGACCATCGAGACCGGGCAGGATGCGGATACGATAGTATCTGAGAACATCCTGAATATGTGGGCCAGAGTGTATCCGGCTTGCAGGAGCAAAGGTGTTTGGGTAGCCAGCCCTGACTGCTTCCCTCAGCTTGCTACGATGAGCCTCGCTGTTGGCACTGGTGGTATTCCCACCTGGCTGCCTGCTGGCGGACTGACCGCCTCGCCGTTTGAGACCCTGATGGGGCGACCACTGTTCTATTCTGAGAAGATGCCGGTGGTAGGAGATGCGGGAGACATCGGGTTTGGCGACTTCAGCCAATACCTGGTCGGCGAAAAGGGTGGAATTAAGACCGCTCAGTCTATCCACCTGAAATTCGACTATGACGAAACGGCCTTTAGGTTTGTGTTGCGATATGACGGGCAGCCCTGGTGGCAGAGTGCGCTGACGCCTAGAAACAGCGGAAACTCTCTCAGCCCATTCGTAACGCTGGCAGAGAGGGCGTAAGGAGGATAGAAATGCAAGGATTACTCTCACAGAATTGTGCAATAGTGGGATTGCTGCCGCTTGACGGTGACATCACGAGTGCAGTGGATACCGAATCCATCGACATGAAAGGATGGGATCATGCTTGCTTGATTTTCATCCATTCGGCCAGTGTGACCGGAAATAGTGTGTTTACTGTTAACGCAGGAGCTACCGATGGGGCTACGACTGCCGCCATCTACTTTACCTATAGGTATGGTGGGGCAGCGATCAAGACTACCCTAGCTGACGTGTTCAGCGCACCAGCTACGAAGGTGGCAACGCTAACCCTGACCAATACCACATATCAGGGTAGGGTGCTGGTGGTGGAAGTTGATGCGGCTGATATGCAGTCTAGCGGGACGCAGTATAGATACCTGACTGCGAGTTTCGATGGGACCGCAAGCGGTGGCGACTGCGCCGGAGTAGCTATTCTAACCCGTGGGCGGTACATGCAGGACATCATGGCGACTACGATTGCCTAATAATGGCTAAACAAGCCAAGAAGAAAAAGCAGAGGGGGAGGAAACACCTCCCCTTCCCTGCTAAACATAGAATGATAGAATCGCCGACGAAGGCGAAAGTGAGGTGAACTATGCCTAATTATAACCAATCAACACGCCAAAGAATTACTGATATACACTTGGGTATAAGGGTAGACCGAGATACCAACACATTGCCGCAAACCACCGCTGAGCCGATATTTAATATCGTTGGTGGTAGGGTGGCCATGACCGCCATTCTTGGCACTGTAACGACCCTTCTGGGTGCTGTGGGGAACATGAGCCTTGAGTCTGATCCCACTACAGGAACAGCCGCAGCCTTATGCGCAACAGTTGCAGCTGGTACTTTCGAAGAAGGTACACTGCTGTCTATTGACGGAACGAAGGCAACTGCCATGCTAGGTGTAGATGCTGGCGGGTCTGCAATGCAATCGAAGCCTGTTGCACTTTCAGTTGGTGCTGTTGACCTAAGACTATCGGGGTCATCCACAGGTTCAATTCAGTGGTCAATGTGGTATGTGCCCCTTGAAGTTGGCGCATACGTTACTGTTGGTGTGGCACTGTAGACTAATCTACTAAGCGTAAGCGTAATAGATGGGGTCCCCCGTTGTGGGGACCCCATCTTTAGCAGACATCATAGTGACTCACGGTTGGGTCGAATATTTTAGGTAGATAATAGGCGGGGCAGGGAAACCAGCCCCCTTTTCCTATGGAGAAAACATGGCCAAGATGATTGGAAGTATATCCCGCTGGATAGGTT